GAGAGAAGAAGGCATGGTCGAGATCAAGAAGAAGAAGGCGGAGTTTGAGAAGGAGTTCAAGAGAGTCGCCAAGAGCGCGCTTGCCCTCAAGGACTTCTCAAGCTCCTCAGAGCTTCTTCCCATGGGCTACAACTACCTCAACCCCATCAGACCTACGCACTTCAAGCTGACTGTCACCTACACAGTGGGGTGACCAATGGGTGTCAGCCCAGCAGTAGTTCCAAAGAGGAAGCAGGTCGAGGAGATCATCAGGTGTGGACGTGATCCCACCTACTTCTTCAACTCCTACTGCAAGATTCAGCACCCCACACGTGGGCTGCTCCCCTTTGCGACGTACCAGTTCCAGGACGACTGCGTCGACAACTTTAGGAAGCACAGGTTCAACATTGTCGTCAAGTCACGACAGTTGGGCCTCTCTACGATAACTGCGGCATACGCAGTGTGGATGGCTCTGTACCAGAAGGAGAAGAACATCCTTATCATCGCCACTAAGTTGGCGGTCGCGCAAGGATTCATCAGGAAGGTTAAGACCATCCTGAACAACATGCCTCCCTGGCTCATTCTTCCACAGTTAACCGTCAACAACAAGCAGCAGGTCGAGTTCAGCAACGGCTCCTCTATTAAGGCGATACCGACGTCAGAGGATGCAGGTCGATCTGAATCGCTTACACTCCTGATCATCGATGAGGCTGCGTTCGTTCGCAACTTTGACGAGATCTGGACAAGCATTGGCCCCACACTCTCGACGGGCGGTCAAGCAATTCTTCTTTCCACACCCAATGGCGTTGGCGGTCAGTTCTTTAAGCTGTACTCTGATGCTGAATCGGGCGTTAACGAGTTCAATCCTGTTAAGCTGCCCTGGACTGTGCATCCAGAGCACGACCAGGCGTGGTTCGACAAGGAGTCCAAGAACTACTCAGAGAGGCAGATCGCGCAGGAGTTCATGTGCGACTTCGCAGCGTCGGGCGACACCTTCCTCACAGACGCTGACATAGCATGGGTCAGCTCCATGGTTCGTCCCCCCGTCATGAGGGGTGGACCAGACATGAACGTGTGGACGTGGAAGATTCCGCTGTCAGAGCACAAGTACGTTCTGACTGCTGACGTCGCAAGAGGCGACTCATCTGACTACTCAACCTTCCACATCGTCGACTGCATGACGGGTGAGGTTGTTGCTGAGTATCGCGGGAAGATGCCGCCTGACAGGTTTGCCGAGCTCATCAGCGAGTGGGGACTCAAGTACAACAAGGCACTTGTCTGTCCTGAGAACAACTCCTACGGGTACGCCTGCCTGCTGAGGCTCAAGGATCTTGCGTACCCGAGGATCTACACGCAGGGATCGAAGGTCGCGTTGATCGGCGACTACGTTCAGACGCTTGACCTTGCGCACGCGGGATTCGCGACAACTGGCAAGACTAGAACAGTCATTCTGACAAAGCTTGAGGAGCTGATCAGAAACAAGCTGCTTGTCTCCTACTCCTCACGCTTCTACCAGGAGCTTAAGACCTTCGTCTGGTCAAACAACTCGAAGGCTGAGGCGATGAAGGGACACAACGATGACCTCGTTATCTCGCTAGCCATTGGAGCCTGGCTGTATGACGCCAACTCAGAGTACAGCAAGGGTGCTGTAAACTTAAACGCAGTGATGTTCGGCTCAATGAAGAGAACAGCAGCTTCGACTGAAGGGTTTCTTCCAGGGCAAACGCCAAATATCTACACATCAACTCAGCTTGGCGCAGACTCAAGGGGCGACATGAGGCTGGTAGGCATTATTAAGTCAGGAAAGATGCCACAGGATCTAGCCTGGCTGTTCAAGTAGCTGCCTAGAATAGGCACACGGAGTGGTAATGGCCAAAGATCCAAGTCCTAATCTTTTCACGAGGCTTCGCACGCTCTTTAGAAGCGGTCCCGTAATCAAGCGAACAGTTCGCGACTTTAAGGCCAAGACTGGCCCAGGTCAAACACTCTCCGCCTACGAGATGTTCCGAAAGAATCACAGCTCTGTCTACAGCAGCGCTATGAGTGCCTACGGAACGTATGACAGGCTCGCAAGATACAGCGACTTCGCTGAGATGGACTACTACCCAGAGATCAACAGTGCGCTTGACATCTACTCTGAAGAGGTTGCATCTCCGGGTGTAGACGGGCAGATCCTCTCTGTGTACTCAGAGAACAAGGACATTGAGCGCCTACTCAGCGAGCTCTTCTTTGACACGCTCAACGTGAACTTCAATCTTACTGCCTGGGTCAGAAACCTCTGCAAGTACGGAGACTTCTGCCTCTTCAACGACGTTCATCCTGGAAATGGTGTTCTCAATGTGATTCCAATTCCCGTGAACGAGATTGAGCGAGAGGAGAACTTTGACCCCAAGGACCCGATGGCCGTAAGGTACAGGTGGGTCACGCAGGGAAATACGCCCCTCGAGAACTGGCAGGTCACGCACTTTAGACTGCTTGGCAACGACGCATTTCTGCCGTATGGATCATCAGTTCTTGAGGGCGCAAGGCGCGTCTGGCGACAGCTGGTCCTCGCTGAGGATGCGATGCTTGTCTATAGAGTAGTCAGGTCTCCTGATCGCCGAGTCTTCTACATTGATGTTGGGAACGTCCCACCCGAGGAGATCCCGATGTACATGGAGCAGGCACAGGCCGCTCTCAAGAAAAGCCAGGTTGTGGACAAGAACACGGGTCGCGTTGACATGCGATACAATCCGATGAGCGTTGATGAGGACTACTTCATCCCAGTCCGCGGCGGTGAGTCAGGCACCAAGATCGACACTCTGTCGGGCGGCACCAACGCAGCCGCGATTGAGGACGTTCAGTACATCCAGAAGAAGCTCTTTGCTGCACTTAAGATTCCAAAGGCGTATCTCGGATACGACGAGTCAATTGGATCAAAGGCAACGCTCAGCCAGGAGGACATACGGTTCTCCAGGACAATTTCGAGGATTCAGCGCACTGTAATCGCTGAGATGAACAAGCTTGCGATTATCCATCTCTACTCCAACGGATTTGATGGAGACGATCTTCTTGACTTTACTCTGCAACTTCCAAATCCCTCGACAATCGCACAGCAGCAGAAGCTTGAGCTCTACGGCACTAGGTTCGATATTGTCTCAAAAGCGCCTGAAGGCTACTTCGATAAGCGCTGGCTGAGGAAGAACCTTCTTGGATTGACTGACGAGGCGATCGAGGAAATTGAAGAGGGCAGAATTAGCGACAAGCTTCGCGAGCTTGAGCTAGAAAAGGTGCAGGCTGAGTCGGAGGGTGGCGGGATGGCCGCAGAGCCGACAGAAATGACAGGCGGAGAGATAGGCGCCGGTCCACCCGCGGGAGGAGGTCCGACGCCTGAGGAGATTCCCACAACAGTTGACACGGGAGGGGCACCTGCGGCGCCTGCCGTCGCGAGCGCTGGGGCAGGCGCAGGCGCAGGTGGAGCGGGACCGCCGGCAGGCGGACCAGCAGCGCCGCTAGATGAGATCCAGTTTGACTACATGAAAATAGAAGATGAGGATTCGCCTCTGCGGGCGCAGAGGATGATCGACAGAAGCGTGAGAAAGCTTGAAGGCCTGCCGGTAGTGCTCAGCGAGGCTAGAAAGGCTCGCGCAAAGAAGCCGAGTGAGAGCAAGGAAGAGTATGACTTCTGGCAGCAGTACAACGCTAGAAGAAGAAAGCCAGGCGGAAATCTTCGCTCAAGTGTCGATCACAATGCGCTCACTAAGCACGACAAGGGAGACGAGAGAGATTCCATCACGCATCCCTACGGCGAGAAGAAGGATTATTCGCCCAGCCTTAAAGATCTGGCTCCCACGATTGACGAGAGCGCTCAGAGAGACATAGAAGAAGTTGTCAATGGCTACACAGCTTCAATGACAAATGACATCAACTCTGCACTTCGCTCACTTCGGGCGGGCCTACCTAAGACTAGAGAGGACAAGGAGTAGATGTCTGCGCGTCCACACAACAAGAAGCGCAACACAGGCGTCATCTATGAGCAGCTCCTCAAGAATGTCTCAAAGTTTCTCGTCGAGGGTGACAGGAAGCAGGCGCAAGTCTGCCTGAACATCCTCGAGCGTCACTTCAGGCACGGCACAGAGCTTTACAGAGAGTTTCGCCTCTTTAATGCCCTTGCCAATTGCGAGATCAGCGCCTCTCCTGTGGCGGCTGTGATCATGACAGAGGCAAAAGAAGCAGCTAGAAAAGCAAATCGCGGCACTCTCGAGCGAGAGAAGGGCTACCTGATTTCTGAGATCAATAGAAAGCTCGGACAAGACTTCTATGACACTCATTTTGATCGGTATCGCGATTATGCAACAATTCAGGTTCTTCTGAACAGCTGGCGAAGTCCTAGCCCAGACCTTGGCGTTCTATTTGACTACGAGAAGAAGCTTGTTGAGTCAATGCTTGGCCTGAAGCAATCACAGGCGCCCGACGATGATGTGAGGCACTACGACATTAACACGCTTGTTGTCAACATAATGACAGAGAAGCTGAACGCGAAGTTCGCTTCCTCGCTAACGGACCAGCAGCGTCATGTGATTCGAGAGTACGTCTTCTCTCCGCCCGGGTCTGATCAGACCAAGCTTAAGACCATTATGTCTGAGATCAAGCGAGATGCTATGCGAGATCTCGATGACTACCTTGAGCGAGAGACCAATGAGTATGTTGTCTCTCGAGCGGGCGACGTTAGGCGCATTCTTGAGACGCTTGATCATGGCGTCATCGACGACGATGAGATTGTCAAGTTCTTGACTGCCTCTAAGCTGAGTCAGGAAATAAAGGAAGGTGACGTATGAGCGGAGACAAGCGCCTTCTCACAGAGTGGACTCCCTTCGAGTACACGCCAATGCTCGTGGAGCAGTCCAGGTCTGAGAATGGCGGAAAGATCATAATGAAGGGAATCCTCCAGAAGGCGAATACTCTGAATCAGAATGGCAGAATCTATCCGCTTAACATTCTCACAAGAGAGATCCAGAACTACCAGAAGTTCATTCGTGAGAACAGAGCGCTTGGAGAGTGCGATCACCCAGCAGCCTCTGTGGTTGAGCTTAAAAATGCCTCTCATATTGTGCGCTCTGCTCGCATGGATGGCGGCACAGTCTACGGCGCAGTTGAGCTTCTGAATACGCCGTCAGGCAAGATCCTGCAGAGCCTCGTAGAGTCCGGAGTTACCCTGGGCATATCATCACGCGGCGTGGGATCAACAAGAAAGCAGGGAGAGCACGACGTCGTTCAGGACGACTTTCAGCTCATTTGCTTTGACTTTGTGAGTGAGCCTTCCACACCCGGCGCTTTTATGATGCGTGAGGGAAAAATTGTTGAGGCTGATCTAAGGCGTGTCTTTAACAGATCAGATCGCGTCAATAGGATCTTCAATGACATCCTAGAGTGGGAGAGAAGATGACACGTGAAGATCTTAAGCAGCTAATCAGAGAGTGCCTTGTTGAGATAGTCACAGAGGGCGCAAAGACAGAGACTACTCGCGTCAGGATGCGAGAGTCAGCTGCAAAAGTTGTTCCGCAGGAACCTCCGAGACGCAGAACTATTGGCGGTATGAGCCTCGACAGGCCTGCTATGCCCCAAGGTTCTCCTCGTCAGGAGACAAGGCAGCTCCAAACAGAGGCAGTCGCGAGAGCTACAAGCCGCATAACGAGCGACCCAGTGCTTGCCTCAATATTTGCTGACACTGCCGCTACGACGCTGCAGACTCAGACGCAGGCTGAGAAGATGGGAACTGCCTCTGTCACAGACCCATTCGCCGCTGTCGCATCTCAGCGTGATATGAAGGAGCTCTTTGGTGAGTCTGCTCAAAATTGGGCCGCGCTAGCTTTCTCTGGCACAGCGACTCGCTAAAGATCGAAATTGACGATATTTACCGTCGGAGGCACAATCCCATGGCAAATGTCGTCAATCTCACAGCAGGCATCCTTCGTCGCATTATTCAGGAGGAGCGCGAGAATCTCATACACGAGGGCAAGCGCAAGAAGGCAGGAAAGGGCGCACCTGAGCTCAAGAAGCACAGCAACACTCCCCCAGAGCCTAAGGTCCCGGGCGGCAAGAAGTCTGCACACGGCAAGCAGGCAGACGCCGACAAGAAGAAGAGAATGAAGGCGCTCTCGCTTGAGGCTACTGAGGTGGACGCTGATGCTATGGCTGAGACCATCGCCAAGCACGTCACACACCTCAAGGAGGTGAAGAGCATTGAGCGTCGCCTCCGCACTCAGCTTCGTCTCGTTCTCGAGAAGAAGAACGATATCGAGCACGACCTCGCGGATCTTCTCTGATCCAATAGGTACATCGTAGAGGATCCACTCATGGCATCGCACAGACAGGCAACAGTTGTGGCTTTTGGACCTGCCGGCACGGGCGGCATGGGCCATCGAACAGATGCCAACCTGAAGGCGGCCTTTAAGTACTCACCCCTCTACAATGAGTACTCTGAGGCCACCGTCCTCAACGCAGGCATTTCGTCTCTCAACGGCGACGGTGGGCCAGGAGACGCCATACCGAACATCGGTGTAGCTAGCGGTGTTGTTAATGATGGTGGACACACGTTCGGCTCATACAGCCTGAACTATGACAATGCGGGTGGGCCGCCAGACCAGAGCGCAGTCGCCACAGGCGGCGGCGGTCTTCCTGCGTCTGGCTACATTCCCAACCTGTCCTCCACAGTGCCGGGAGACATCTCACCCTCACAGCAGCCAGTGTACGCTGGCACTCTTCCCACCGCCGGCACAGAGTATGGTGTTGGCCTCGGAGGCCTCGCGAAGCCTGTTGATACCACACCAAACGTCGCGTCCCAAAAGATAGGCTCCTACATCAAGGGCAGATCCTACGCGGGATCGGGCGGCTGATGCACCTCAGAGAGTTCTTCGCAGGTGCGCTTCCGCCTAAAGACGCGGGTCCGGGCGGAAACGCCGGGAAGCCTCTGGGCGGAGGTATGTCGTGGAAGACACAGCAGGCGTGGCCGTACACCGAGCCAGCATCTGAGACCTCCGAGGAGCACGAGATGGAGGACCGCCTTGCCGCAAGATTTGCAGTCAAGGTGGGCTCTGTAGTTCCCAGAAGAGACATGGGTCAATCGAGAGTCGACGCGGGAAATTTTCTTGGACAGTCTGGCACCTTTAACGGTCTTGCTGAGTGGGCAGGAACAGGACACGTTGCTGGCTCCAGCGTTGGCTTCATGCCAAACAGCATTGTTCCTCTCGTTCACTTCAATCGCATGACAAACAGAACGCAGGATCTAAACGCACCCGCGCAGATCCCCAACATAACCTCCGGACCCGGCGTAAAGAATCGAACAGGAACTATCTACGGCACAAGTCATCCGTCTGTTATCGCAGGAAGCGAGGACTTCTCCTACATACCGGGACGCGGTGATATTTTGCCAGATCGCGATGAGAGGGGATTCGTGCGTGCCCAGAGGCGTTTTCGCGACCTTCAAAGAAGAAAATACGGCTGGGAGACTACGTCCGGCGGTATGCCAGTTCTTGTAGGAGAGCAGAAATAGACATGCTTAAGAAAATCCGCGTTGTCGCGATATTTACGAGTCGAGGCACTGATCGATGACTAGCAGCTTGTTCCAAGAAGCGCTTGCAGACGCAAAGCAGCTCAAGGAAGTCGCTGAGCAGAACGCGAAGAACGCAATCATTGACGCTGTCACGCCAAAGATTCGCAAGTTCATCGAGGATCAGCTGCTTGAGGGCGCATCTCGCAAAGCAAACGCTGAGCTTGAGGAGGACTTCAGTGATGAGGACATTGACCTCACACAGGATGGCAATGATTCGGTGGACGCCGCGGGAACTCAAAATGATCTTGCGGAGCGCGTCAGTCTGATGCGAGCCATGAGCAAGATAGCGGAGAGCCTCTCACCCGAGGAGAGTGCCTCTCTCATCCCAATTGTTGAGAAGATGAGGTCCACAGTTTCAAAGTCTGGTTCCGCTGGAATTCCCCGTGCGGCACCGTCTGACGTGAGATCCACTCACATCGTTAAGGAGAACGCTGCAATGCAGGGCAAGAACAAGATGTACGAGGTTGATCTCGACGAGCTCATGTCGGACGAGATGACACCCGGTGACGAGGGCATGCACATGGGCGACGACGGCATGCACATGGGCGACGAGGGTGTCGCTGAGGACGAGCTCGCTGATCTCTATGAGTCGCTCTCTGCGCTTCTTGAGGCTGACGATGATGATGGCGATGCCCCCATCGAGCCTGAGGGAGACGAGGATGAAATGGAGGACGACGACGAGGGCGACGCAGGCGGTCAGGTTGACACCGACGATGACTCAATAGGCGAGGACCACGGTGCAATCAAGGCCGAGCTTGATGACCTCAAGGGCATGCTCCAGCAGATCCTCGACGGTATGAAAGGCGGCGCCGGAATGGGCGCTCCTGAGATGCAAGATGCGCCCGAGGCTGCACCAGGCATGCCACCGGGAGCCTCATCCGGTCCTGCACCCACTCCTTCCGAGACCGTTTACCGCGTCGATGAGAGCTCTCTTATGAGAGAGCTTCGTCGTCTTCGCGAGGGCGTCACAGGTTTTGACAGCCCTGCCAAGAAGATCAAGCGCGCTCTCCCTGAGGCTGCGGCCGAGGAGAACGAGGGCGAGGATTACCTCGACGAGGATATGGGCGACCTCGAGGGCGAGCCCGCCGACGAGGGTAAAGTTAAGGGCGGTAAGATGTCCGCACACACCGCGGGCCACGGCCCAGGTAGAGCTGTACCCTATACGGAGGCAGCCAAGACAAAGGTCATGAAGGAAAATCGTGACCTCAAGGTCAGCTTAGTGAAGCACGCTGAGGCCATTGACAGCCTCCGCGGGCAGCTCACCGAGATGAACCTGTTTAATGCTAAGCTTCTGTACGTGAATAGGCTCCTTCAGGATCGCGAGCTCTCCGACGCGCAGCGCCGGAACATCATTGAGTCTCTCGATCGCGCCCGGAGCCTACGTGAGGTGAAGCTGCTGTTCAAGGGCCTGACTGAGTCGCTCAGCCGCAAGCAGGGTGTCAAGCGCAGGCCTGAGCTGGTCAGAGAGTCAGTTGGAAGCAGGGCTATCAGCCCCACATCTCGTGCCCTCTCGACCTCAGGCGTCCGCCTGAACGAGGCGGTCGAGGTTCATCGCTGGGCTGTCCTTGCTGGCATCGGCTCAAAGTCGTAATCACCCCGTCAATCAAACATCAGGAGAATCATCATGAGCAGGTCTTTCTCGCTTGAGCAGCTCTCAGAGGGCATCAAGCAGCGTCATCTCGGTACAGTCAACAAGCGTCTCACTGAGAAGTGGAACCGCACTGGTCTTCTTCGCGGCCTCGAGGGCCAGCGCCGTGAGAACATGGCGTCCCTCCTCGAGAACCAGGCTGCCCAGCTCCTTCGTGAGGCAAGCAGCATCGGTGACGGCGGCGGAAGCAGCAACTCTTCGGGCGACCTCCGCGGCTTCACCAACATCGCGTTCCCCATCGTTCGTCGTGTCTTCGGCGGCCTCGTGGCCAACGAGATCGTGTCGATCCAGCCGATGAGCCTCCCCTCGGGGCTTCTCTTCTACCTGGACTACACCTACGGCAGCAGCGTGGGCGGCGACGGTGGCACGACAGCCTCGGTCTACACCGCTGGCCAGTCGATCTACAACAACCCCACAGGCAAGGGCATCCAGAGCGGCTCTCTCGCAGTTGGCGGCCAGTACGACCTCGTCGGCACCTCCTTCACGAAGGTCCACACGACGTCCACTGTCACAGTTCTCGCCCGAGGCGCCTTCGCGGGAACCAATGTCATCACGGACAACGTCCTCGCGCATGCCACCGGCTCTGACGGCAGGTTCCTCCAGTTCGACCCACAGATCACTTCCCTCATTGAGGAGGATGCTGGCACGAACGGCGCGCTCGACGCGAACGGTCGCTTCCAGTTCCTCGTCCTGAAGGCCTCCGATCTCAGCGCGTTCGACTCCACCAACGTGAAGTCGCTCGCCGTCTTCTCGACCCAGGCAGGCGTCGCGGCCTTCGGCCTTCGCGCTCTTCCCGAGTCGATCCAGGGCGGCACCGGTGTCATCAACGTTCGTCGCCTCAACCAGCTCGGCATCTTCAGCGGCGGCGTGTTCACACCCGATCCGCTCGTTGACCCGACGCTGGCCACCGCTGCGGTCCTCACCGTTGTGACAGGCGCCTACGGCATCGCCGCCAATACCGCCAAGACCGCGAACGCGATCACCGCCTCCTACGCCAAGGCCGACTCCTTCAGCGCTAACGCGACTGACGGCTCGTCCCTCACGGTGCCGGTGTTCGAGTCCGACTTCAGCACTGGCACGCCCTCGCCGACCATCCCCGAGATCGACATCAAGATCGAGAGCATCGCTGTGACCGCCACCACGCGCAAGCTGCGCGCCAAGTGGTCGCCGGAGCTCGCGCAGGACCTGAACGCCTACCACAGCCTCGACGCTGAGGTGGAGCTCACTCAGATCCTCTCCGAGCAGATCGCCCTCGAGATCGACCGTGAGATCCTCAACGACCTGCTCACGCAGGCCAAGGGCGCGAACTTCTTCTGGTCGCGCGCCCCCGGCAAGTTCGTCAACAAGACGACGGGCCTCGAGGTCACACGCAGCTCCACTCTCCACACCGGCCCCGCCTTCACCGGCACGGTCCGCGAGTGGTACGAGACCCTCATGGAGACAATCATCGACGTGGGCAACGAGATCCACAGGAAGACACTCCGCGGCTCGGCGAACTTCATCGTCGTCGGCCCCGACGTGGCCACCATCCTCGAGGCCTCGGTCTACTACAAGCCGCTGTACAGCATCGACGGCTCCGGCCAGATCGGTGGCACGATGTCGATCGGCGCGGAGAAGATCGGCACCCTCAGCAACCGCTTCACGGTCTACAAGGATCCCTACTTCCCCAGGAACAAGATCCTCGTCGGCTTCAAGGGCGGCAGCTACCTCGAGACCGGATACGTGTACGCTCCGTACGTCCCGTTGATCGTCACGCCCACCATCTTCGCGCCAGAGGATTTCACCCCGCGTAAGGGTGTCATGACTCGCTACGGCAAGAAGATGGTCCGCGCCGACTTCTACGGCACGGTCACTTGCATCGACATGAACATCATCTGATCACCCTAGGGTGACCCAGATGGGGGCCGCTCTCGAAAGAGAGCGGCCCTTATTTTATTTCACATATGCTATGCAGATGTGTATAATCGTCACAAAAGCCGGTGCTAACAATGAAGTGCCTGATCTGTGACATCAAGTTCGACGCTGGAAAGCGTCTGTCTGACCACATCAAGAGGGAACACGACCTGAGCGGTGAGGCTTACACAATCAAATGTCACTACGGTGGAGAGCGTCCCAGCTGCCCATCCTGCGGCGGAGAGACGCGCTACGCATCCTTCAGCTTCAAGCGTTACTGCTCAGACTGCAAGGGAATCGCAGCCGCTGTGGGCGGCAAGAAGGGTGGGCAGGCGCCTGCCTGGAATCGAGGCCAGACAAAGGAGACAGACCAGAGGGTCGCAAAGGCTGCTGAGCGGGTCACGGGTGAGGGCAATCCCTTCTTCGGCAGGCGACACAGCTTCCCGTCCCTTCAGAGGATGCGCGCGAGCAGGCGGACCGCGACCAGCCAGCTATCCGACCGCATCTCGTCGAGGACAGATGGCACGCTTGAGGAGGGTGCAGTTGTCATTCCCTGCCTCGAAAGCGACGGAGCCGAGGCAGTTCTCATTGAGGCGTCGTCGTCCCCTTCGAGTGGTCCCGAAACGCAACAGCGCTGATGTTCGAGCCTGTAGACGAATAAGTGTACACCTCCTAATAAATAAGGTATATTCCTATTAGGAGGACCAATGACAGAAAGCATGGTGCCCGGAAGGCTCTACGTCTGCAAGAAGGAAGTTAGGCTCAAGGGGCGACTCGCTGACGG